ACAATCTCGAGAACCATTCCCCAGTTTGAAAACCGTATTGCGTCCAAAGGATCGTAATCATTCCCGCTCTCGTTCCAAGAGGAGAATTTAAGATCATCGAGGAGATGTCGAATCAGGTCGCTGTGTATCTGATTGTTCGTCAACGTTAGCCTTGGGTTCGTTGCGATCTCTACGGTTGCCGAATACACCGTCGTGTTTCCGAAATCGGAAGAGTAATTAAACCCAAGAAGGTACGGAACGAAATCCTTATAATTTGTGGCACTCATGGATGCAACATCCACGTCCGCTCTCATCCATGGGACTGAGGTAGACGGACTCAACAATCTTCCAGAATGCTTGAAATCGTGGAGATCGAAGTAGCTTTTGAAGACGAGACCAGTTTCGAGATCGTTTACAACTGCCGTTTTTCTTTTCGCGGAGGCAAACGGATCCAGGATTGGATTCGGAATCGTAACGGCGCCGGTCATTCCGTTCACAGAAGTGACTGACGCCGCGGAAGGTGGAAGTTGCGAGCTTGGAACTTTTCCATCTGTTCCTAAAGATGCGACTCCATTGGCAACACCTTTCTGGGAAAGCGGGATCTTTGATGCTAAAAGATTGATGACCGTTGCAGTCCAGTTCGGATCATTTCCGAACATAGCCGCAAGTTCACCGAACGTGTCCAGCGCACCAGGAGCTCCGTTAATCAGATTCGAAATTGCGGTGGAAATATCCGTTGTAATTTTAGATTCCACCCAGTCCTTCCGGGTCGCATGTGCATTGTCTGTCGGCGCATCAAGCAGAGTAAGAGTTTTCACTCCAGAGAGGTTATTCAAAGAATCGATTCCAATTCCGGATTCTAAGACTTCGAGAGCGGTCGTTCCGGACTTCAATAGCTTGGATCCGGTAAATGGATTGAGTTTCGAAAGTTTGTTCTCATTTAACCAGCGAAGACACCTTTCCAAAATTAGATTCGGACTTCCAAGTAGAGTCGTCCAGTAGGACGCATCGACTCCGATCATCCAGGCACCGAAACCGGTAACAGTAGAAGCGAGTTTTTCAAGAATCGATTGGAACTCTACCGGGTTAAATGAATCTCCGTTCCGAGTGATTGTACCGATGACTTCAAAAGATCCACGATATGGATAGGAAATTTTCCCCTGACGAGTGACCATGAGGTCATATTGATAAATTGAATCTGAAAGGATCCCACGTGTGTGGCCGGGTATAAAATTCGCCACAACGAGACCGTTTTCAAAATCGCATCCCGGATCTGTTGGAAGAATGTCCATCGAAAGCTCGATCTTAGTGGCATTCGAGTTTTTCTTTACCTGAAGTCGAACTAAAGCATAAGGGTCGGCGATTTCCGGAATGTTTGGAAACTCGATTGAAAAGGAAGAATTCTGAAGTGCTTTTATGGGAAAATCAACTTCCATCTTAACCTACCATCACGGTTCCAAAATATTCGATATCGTGACGATACCCGCCTTTTTGAAGAGGATCAGATCTGCGAACTAATACATCGAATCGATAAACTCCAGTTCTGAGTTTCGAAGTTTCTACGTGATTCATCTTTAACTTGTATCCGCCTTCTACGATTTCGATCTCAAAAGTTCCCATAGGGACTGAAATTCCTTTATCTATTCTTCCAAACTGAGAGGAAACAGTCGCGCCTTCTAAATTCGAAGACGGTAAGAAATAATCAAAATCCGTTCCGGAGCTTATCGGAAGTTTCTTTTCGGTTAAGACCATTTTATTAATCTCCATTCCATCAAAGCGTTAGAAGGTTCGGACCATCTAAATTCGTATTGGCTACCGGTATCGATTACTTGAAAAGCTGATCCACCATCTCCATACGCATCAAACCCATTGATCCCAGTTAAAACATTTCTCCAAAGAAGTAGGCCATTGTAAGGCGCGTATGCCTCCATACCCAAAATTCCCGATGGGTCACCTGCGAAATTTCGTGATTGTTTTGAAATTCCCCTAATCTTAATGACACTGTTAAAAGCAGACTGTAAAGATGCGTCAGCGTTTGCACGAGCAACGGCCTCAGCGGCGAGAGAATTAGAAACTTGAGTAAGCTGGTTTAGATTCACGGCATCAAGAGGATTTATTCCGGCGAGAAGGTTCTTTATTTTGTGGTTCCCCATATCCAAAATTCCTTCCATAGGAAGTTCTCCACTCCTACTAAGTTTTTCATAGAGAGCCAGTTGCTGAATATAAAGATCGTTTTGAACGTTCTTAACCGAACCGACTCCGTGATAGTGGGAGATGAAAGAAGTGCCGATCGGAACTGTGTCAGGTACGATGACCAAAGCTATTCTTGGAGAAACATAAACTTGTGATCCGAAAGGAGCGGTCGCAACTCTGGATTGTTTGTTTGCGGTAACTTTGTCCGCGTCAACACTTCCTTGGTAGATCAAAAGAGTGCTATTATCCACCGGTCTTTCGAAAAGCTTAAATCCTCTTCGACCCGCATATTCCGGGATCATTTGAACTGTGTGAACTTCGGATGTGATTTCCTGGAAATTAAAAGTTCCGGTAATTTCGTCATATCTCCAATCGACGTCTTGACGTCCGACTGGAATCGGTGGTAGGACGGGCATCTAATTGTTTCTCATCATTATCTTTTGCGTTTCAATTTGTGTTGTGTATCCTACGAGGTATTTCTCGAATCGGTTATCTGTTGAGCCGAAAGTAAGCTTGCAGAAGCGTTTCTTAAAGTTATATTCGACTTCTTTGAGTGGGACTATGAATTCAAGTGTTGTGTATGAGAAAATTTCAACGTGGTCAAGCCAGACGATACAATCGGGAGGATTAAAAAATTTCCAACCTATCTCTCCGATAAAATCCAGTTTCATTTTGGAAACATCGACTTCGAATTTGTCCCAACCGTCTTTACGACCGATTGGAACTGCAATCAAATCGTGTTCAAGAAAAGAGGTTTTTCCTAACCCGAACCGGATAAAACCTCCAGGATTTGTTACCCAGTTATCTTGCTCATTTGCTTTAACTTGGAATTTTATTTTCTTCAATGAGAATACTTTTTTGTTGACTGTTTTCCGATAGGTTACGCCGTCGGCATTTGAGAGGACAAGCTTGTGTGATGCATAACCGGTCGTGAAATCTTTTGTATCGGCAAAGACAGCTAACTTCGTCGGGTCCGAAATCACAAATCCAGAAAGCGAATCCATATCTTCGAGTGTTTCTGTGTAGTCTCCCGGAACAGTGGGAACGATGTAATCTCCAAATTCGTAATATTTAAAAGGCGCGTTATTGATTGTAATGATGTATTTAGGGTCTTTCCGTTTTGCAAGAATGCCGGCAAGATAGAGATCGCCGACTTCTTTCGTCATTGAAGCTGGAACTTCGATTCCCCCTCCAGGAGGCATCTTCTTCCCCCATTTAGCTCGTGATGTCGGATCTTCTATATAAGTCAAAAACTTCGAACCGGATCCGTCTGGATCTTTTACGAAAAGCTGAATGTAATTCCATATCCCTGAGATATCTCTTTTAAAATCCACATCGTTAAATGCGAAACCAACGTTAAGCTTATCTATCGGTTCGGCTCGCCGTTCTTTAAGAAAATAGTAACCATTCCCGTCGACACCTGCGATCCAAAGTCCGCCGAGCATATTCTGGGCGAGATCCACGAATTTCCAGAGAGTCATTCCATTCAAATAGAGCTCTCCAAGTGTTGCGCGTCCGATCGTATTTTGGATTAAGTTCTGGGAAAAGAAGACTGGAATTTCCTGTCCATATTCAGAAAAAACCTGAGAAACGAGATCCGAAATCGGAGTAAGTGGATTCCCCCACTCTTTCGGGAAAATTTCAACCCAACCTTTTATAACTGTCTGCGGAAGTACGGAAGGGTTATGTATTCGAAGAGTCAATTCATCGAGAATTTCTAAAACTTCGAATAGCCCTTCGTTTTTCGAATCCTCAGTTTCGTTTACGCGAATCTTTTGTCCGATTTCAATGGATCCAGTATCAAGGTTTTGAGGGAAAACTTCATTCGCACCCAAAAAGATTATCGCATCAGTACCAGTCGAACCTGTGACGTAGATTTCATGGATATTCCATCGCCTATTGTTTTTAATATCAATCTCTTCAAGGCGCTTTCGCATACCGAGATTCTTAAAAGTCAAACCGTCCTTTACCTTCTGCATTTGGTCCGGAGTTTCGTAGAAGTAGCCCTTGTAGATATCTCTTCCATCTACGCGAGCTTTGAAAGTTGCGAAATCTGGAAGAGGAAAATCAGGGCGGTTCGTAAGTTTAAGTTCAGCCGACTTCGGTCCATTCTCATCGACGACAAGTTTTAGATCGGAGGGAAGGGGATATTTGATTCCTAGGGGGAATCTCGCGACCAGGCTTCCGGAAGCGGAAGAAAATTGAACTTGAGAATCTTCGTCGGGACCTCCGGTAAATTCAATGAAAATTGTAGCTTGTGTCGGTTCTCCTTTACATGATGTTCCGTAAACGGATCCATCGCCGATTTCGGTTCCGGATTTTTCTCCGTGACCGTAAATTGCGCCTTCGAAGATTTGATAAGCCATCAGTTCGTCTTCCTTGCTCGATGTCTGATTCTTATTTTCACAGGTGAATTGTTTGCGGAAGTATATACCAGACGATTCAAACCTGGTTTGAATTTTATAAAATTACCGCCGGTCCAAAAATTGTTGTTTGTCGACCATCTGATCGGAGTGTTTATATTTTCCCTTCCTCCAATTCGAACTTCCCCAACTTCCGAATCCAAAATCATATACTTGTTTAATTCGGTTGTATCGGAAAAAGAAAGGCACTGAATTCGATGAGTTGCGAAACCCCTTTCCTCTTCATCGTAAAGATCAATGGAGAAATCTGGATTCAGGTTCGAAGCGGCTTCAAGTTCAATAATAGGATGGCCGTCAATAAACCAATCAGGGATCCGTATGTCGATTTTTCCACCGGATGGTAGGTTGATTAGTCCAGTATCCGATTCACGGGAACTCTCCCAAAGAACGTCGAGGAGAATGAATTCAAGTGGAACCTCTTTCTCGATTCTTGCTTCGTTCCCTTTATCGAAGTGTTCGGGAAATTTCGAAAACTTAATCGAGGTTCTTCGTTGATTATGTGTATCTAATAGCCAAAAAGGGGGTGTATTGTTTATAAAGAAAGAATTGATTTTAGCTTTGAAGTAAATGTAATCCGTATCAGATTCGAATCCTTTCGAAACGTACAAAGTTAATTTTCTGGAAGCGATAAATTCATTCGATTGATCGACAGATCCCCACGTTTCTAAGCGTGGGACCAGTGTTTCCGGCATATCGAAGTCAGTGGGGCCTAAGAGAACGCATTCGTCCTGCGTCTCGAATAGTGTTTTTCCTCGACTGTCTTCGATTATGAATTCCATTATTTTTTGAGATATTCGACTAGTTTTTGGAAATGTCGATCAGCCGCGAGGTCTACCTGTTCGGAATCAAATTTATATTTAAGAGATTCCTCGAATTGATCATCTAATTTTGCAGAACGAAGAATCAAAGTAATTTTACTTTTCTCTATTCCAATGTCATAGAATGAGATAACATTTCTATAGTTATATTTTACTTGGAAGTTATAATCATGCTCAATCGTTCGAATTGTTTCGTTACATTGAAATAATAAAGTTTTATTCCAATAATTTACCTCTTCCTTGCTCTTCGTATCCACAACAGGAATAAGTCTTCCGCAATCTATTTTAGCGGGATCCCGGTTTTCATGAAAGAGAATGATTTTCTTTTTTAGATCTGATGCCGAAGAAGTGATCGACTCAGTTCTTATTTTGTTTGTATCTATGTTTCCTATTTCGAGTAGTTTTCTTTGTCTAATATATGCTTCTTCGTGATCGGTGCAACCGATGAAAAGCAAGCCCAAACTTAGACTTAATAGTAGTGTTATTTTTTTAAACATTGTGACTCCTAAATTCAGATTGCAGGGGCATCTAACAACGATCAACCCAAAACTGACTCCTGTTTCGTCCTCGAATACATCCATTCCATAAACATTTCGAAAAGGACGCGCGGATCCTGATAGTTTCCGTTTGTCCCATTGAATTCAGGTTGATAATAAAAATAATTGGTTCCCGTTCGACTCGATACGTTTTGCGTTAGTTTTTCCGCAATTTTCCCCTCTAAGGAATCCCAACCTCTTTCCGGAACGACGACTTCCTTAGGCGTTAGCAAGGCTGGAATAGAATCTTTTCCGGGAATCCCTCCTTCAGCCAAACCACCTTTCGAAAATCCCATCCAAGGAGGGTATTGTTGGGATTGTGCAGAAGAAATCGCCATAGCACCTGTCGCGGCGGAAAGTGCAGTGATCATTCCTAAGAAAACTCCACCACCGATTAAGCCTAAAGGCCCCGTGGTAGCGGTCAAAGTAGCCCACGCTGCAACCCCTTGAAGAATTGCCATACTCATGGTCATCGCTGCGGCCGCTACTTGTGCCCGTTTATTTGCTTCAAAAGAGGCTCGTCCGGCTTGCCATTCTAAGAAAGAAGTGACACGTTTTGCATTCTGTTTGTCGGTTTCTGCTTTTTGAGTTGCGGCGGCCTTATCTGCTTCAATGGCCTTCTCCTGTTCCGCGATAGCTTTCTGTTTTTTATCATTTTCCTTAGCGCGTTTCGCGTCTTCAGCATCTTGATTTTTGTTTTCCTTTGCAATGTCCGCCGAAGTTTTATCAGTCCACCTTTTCCTTAACTCTTCTTTTTCCTGTTGAAGATGATCGAAAAGTTCAAGTTGTAACGCTTTGAAATCAGCATCGTCTTTATATATGCGTTCGAATTCGGCAATCTCCGCATTATGTTTCGCTTCAAGAGCGAGTGCTTCTTCATTATATCGTGCGTCATTTTCGGCTTTGATTTTCTCCGCAGCCTCATCGCGTCTCGCTTGCTTCTGATCCTCATACTCTTTTTCGGCTTCGGCCATTTTATCGAGAGTATCTTGGAGTTTGGTAAGTTCCGCGTCACGAGCCGAAAGAAAGTTCTGAAGATTTGCATCGATTATTCGATCGACTACTTGTCCTTGAAACTCCCATCGTTGAACTTGGTTTTGGACGTGAACCTGAGTCGCTTGTGCTTGAGCCTGTAAGAGTTGAGTAAATGCCGTTCCTACTTGATTGACAGCGCTGATTCCCGTCTTCGCCCAAGCTGAAATTGATTGTGCAAGTCCTCCCGAATTGTTCCGAGCCCGATTGAGTTGCTCTGCAAATTCGAATGTCCCTGTTTCTAATTGAGTGAGCGGCCCCGTGCTAGATTGAAGCTCCGATTTTAGTCGCGACATCGCTCCTGCCGTGTCATCGAATGCTTTCGCGCTATCTATTCTTGCATTAAGTGTAATATGCTCTTCAGTAGTGATCTTGCCAGATTCAAGTTTTCGATCTAATTCTTTCCGAGCAGATTTTATTAAGTTATCGAGTTCTGTGATGTTTTCTGGTTTTAATTTGAGAACAACGTCAGGATGAATTTGATATTTTCGTGCAAGTTCGTTTACAACTTTTTGAAGCGTTTCTTTATCTTTAACCTGATCTATCGATATCTTTTCGCCGTTAAGTTCGAGTGGAATTTCTCCGCCTTTCTTCTGGGAAAAATCGATGAGTTGTTTTTTTAAATATTCGAAGGATTGAGCATCGATTGTTGAGATGATCTTAACTTCAGCGGGATTTGCTTTCCAAAACTCTTCAATGATTCGCTTTTGCTCGGAGAGATCTTGTTTTAAACTTCCCGATCCTCCTCCTGGTAGTGGTGGAGATTTTGGAGGTTTTTCTAGGTTTTGTTTTTGCTTGTCGAGTTCTTTTAGTTCAGCGACCAGTGCCTTTGCTTTATCTACTTTTAGTCCGAATAAATCTTTTCCATCAAAACCAGCTCGTTCTACTTTTGTGTATAGTTTATCAACTTCTACACCATACATTTTAAGGAGTGAGATTTGATCTTTATAAGCTTTCTCCGTTTGAAGAGTGTGTGCAGTTGAAGAATTTGCTATAAAATCTAAGGCTTCATATGCTCGCCTTATCTCCTCTCTGGATTTCTCTGCATAAGCTTTCGCCTCATTTTTCCCAAATCTGTCATTGTCTTCTTTTCGATGTCTCTCAACAATATCGATCGTAAAAACAACCGCAGTGATTCCGAGAGCAATCGGTCCGAGGGCTTTCGTCCACGCTTTCGCTCCTTCGATTCCCATGAGCTCAAGGCCCTTTGTAATCGTGATGAGTGCGGCATAGAATCCGAGGCCTGCTGTAGTTGCGACAATGAGAGATTTTCCGGCGGTGTTTACCGTCCAACCGAGTTTGTCAAGATCGCGTTGTGACTTTGTTATTTGCTCATTTAGTTTCTTCCATTCATCCGAACCTTCCGGAGCCTTAGCGATTTTT